ACACTCAGGATCCTGATGGCGGCTTAAACGTAGAAAATTGTGTTCTGTATCAGTCAGCCGGCGAAGCACAAGGAATTGAAGAAAAGGCAACATCTTTAGTTAGAGTTTATGAAAATATCAGCAGGAAGATTAAGTGAAACTTGTTTGGGTAAATGGGTGTTTCGATGTTTTACATCGCGGTCATTTTGAAATGTTAAAATATGCTAAATCGCTGGGCGATTATTTGATGGTGGGCATCGATTCAGATCAGAAAGTAAAGAAAGACAAAGGCCAAGATCGTCCGTTTAATAATGCTGAAGATCGTAAGTTTGCTTTAGAATCAATAAAATACGTTGACAAGGTGTTGGTCTTTGGCTCCCGCGCGGGACTACAACACTTGATAAAATTATTAGAACCAGACTACATGGTGGTTGGCTCAGATTGGAAAGAAAAAGAAGTTGTAGGTCAGCAATATTGCACAGAATTGTGTTTTTTTGATAGAATAGACGGGTATTCAACCACAAATATTTTGGAAGGTATAAATTGAAACTAGTTGTGATCACTGGATGTTTAGGCCTTATCGGCTCTCATGTTACACGCCAATGCCTTGAAAAAGGTTGGAAAGTATATGGAATAGATTGCTGCACTTATGCTGCCAATATGCAATTTTTAGATGAATTTGAAAATTATAAAAACTTTACATTCGTTAAAGAAAACATCGCAAACCTTAATTATCTTCCAGATTGTGATTACGTAATAAATGTCGCAGCCGAATCACATGTTGGAAACAGCATTGTTGATAGCTCTGATTTTATTCAATCAAATATTGTTGGAGTTAAAAATCTATTAGATTTGATTCGCAACAAGCAAGAAAATGTAAGTGATCGTCCAATCTTTTTTCACTTTAGCACAGATGAAGTTTATGGAGACATTACATCAGGAGACCATGTGGAAACCGATATTCTTAAACCGAGCAATCCATATTCAGCGTCAAAAGCTGCAGCAGACATGTTAATTCTTGCATGGGCGAGAACTTATGGAATTAATTATATAATTTTGCGCCCGACTAATAATTATGGAATAGGGCAATACCCAGAAAAGCTTATTCCAGTCACTGTTAAACTTTTGATGAGAGAAAAAATAATTAAACTTCATAACAAAGGTGAACCAATTAGAAATTGGCTTCATTCGGATGATACAGCATCAGCAGTTATTGCTTTAATAGAATCAGGTGTTATTAACGATATTTATAATGTAGCGGGCGGATTTGAACAGAAAAACATAGAAACTGTTTTTAAAGTTTTAGAATGTTATTTTGGAGAAATAAGAGATTGGCATCAACTTCTTGACTTGTCATATGTTAGGGAAGGTCAAGATATACGTTATGCTTTAAATGATGATAAATTACAGGCTCTCGGATGGGAGCCAAAAAAGAAATTCGATGAAGAAATCGGATCTATAGTTGAATATTATAAAAATAATTTTAAATGGTAAGGAGAAAAAATGCAACTATCAAACCAAGCTTTAGGTGCCATTATGATGGCACTACAGGAATCGCTTTTAAATGAATTGGATATTGTGCCAATTCTTAAAGGATTTGAACTAACTGAAACGGACGATGGTCTTATAGTCACAAATCCGCCTACAGTTAGATTTACTGATAATAGTACAATCACTGAAAAGGATTTGGCTAACTTGGCGCCTGATAAAAGTGCCTAGATACAGTTATGAGTGCGCAGAGTGCAAAGACATTATAGCGGTATTTCATGGAATAAACGAAGTTATAGTGGATTGTAAAAAATGTAACGGCACACAAACTATGCAGAAACTTTTGTCTACACCAATTATTGCGAAAAAACAAAAAAGCGACAATAATAAAGTAGGCGAATTAACTAAAGAATATATTGAAGAAAATCGTAAAATTTTAGAATTGCAAAAAAAAGAACTAAAGGAAAAAGACTATGAGTCGACTTGAAATAATATTGTCTGCAATATTGTTTGTTTCGATCGTTTTTAATATTGGTATTTTTGTATATGCGCGCGCAGCGATTGCAAGATTATTATCAGTATCAGAAGAATTGGGAGATCTACAGCAAATGGTCAATTCTTTTGCGGCACACGCTAAATCAGTTCATGAATTAGAAATGTTCTATGGAGATGAAACTTTAAAGTATTTAGCAGAACATGCGGTATCTTTTAGTGAGCAACTGTCTACATTCGAATATATATATTCTCTAACAGAAACGGAAACGGAAGAAGGAACAGCTGTTGATGACGAACAAGAAAACAAGGAAACGTAGAAATAAGAATTATTATTTTACCCAAGTACATGAAGACGCGATAGTTAGATATGCAAAAACCACTTGTATTAGAGAAAGAACTGAATTATATGTAAAATGGATCCAGCCAGCGTTTAATGAAATGGTTGATAAGATTGTTTTTACTTACAAATTTACTAATTTACCAAATTGCGATTCACTAAGAGATGAGTGTAAAATATGGTTAATGACGATTCTTGATAAATATGACCAAAGTAAGGGCTCCAAGGCCTTTTCTTACTTTTCGGTTATTACAAAGAATTGGTTTATCCACAAAGTAAAACGCCAGCAAAAACGAAATAGACGAGAAATTGATTATGAAAACATATCAAAATCATACGAAGAAGAGTTTTTATCTACGAACGAATCATACCTTACCAATAGAGAAGAAGACGAATTTTGGAACTCATTTTACGGAGAATTAAGATCGTGGGACGCTTCTACAATGAAAGAAAACGATTTAAAAGTATATAAAGCGATCAATATCTTATTTGAATCCAAAGAGGAGATCGATATTTTCAACAAAAAAGCTATTTATCTATACCTAAGAGAAATTACTGGACTGAATACAAAACAAATTGTTAATTCATTGAAGAAATTTCGCAAAAGATATTATTTATTTAAACAAGATTGGGAAAATGGAGAGCTATGAGCAACAAAGATTTGGAATCTCTAATAGACGAAGCCTTGGGCAATATTCGTAATGATCGAAAAATGGCGAGAGAATTTCTTAACGAGATTGCAAATCAAATAGCAAATGATGGAGAGCAAAACAAATACTTAAGCCCCGTAGCTGCCAAACATATTGAAACACTCCAGAGATCGAACGAGCAGTTAGTTAAACTTATTGGTCTCCGACAAAAGGGCCAAGGCCAATCAGTAGCATTATCTGAAGAAGATAAAGATAGTCTTTTTGATTTGATTCAAGGAGGCGAATAAATGGATATTATTCAATTCCTGGATCGGTCAGCTTTTACAGATAGCCTTAGTCGATTTGATTTAGTTCAAAAAGCTATTCATGAAGGCATAAAATGGAATAAGTTTCGTGGTAAAACAAGCTTTAGAGCAAAAGTTTTAACAATGCCTATTCGTCTCGCCGGCGTTGATACAACTCCTTTGGTTGACGATGCTGAAGGAGGGCAAGTTGCAAAAAAAGGCAACAAAATTGCTTTTAAAGGCAGAATTCTTGGAGATCCTTCACCGCACGATTGGCTGATAGATCCTTGTGATTTAGACACCGCAACCGATCCTGGTCTTGTGCTTAGAATGACGGCTCTTCATACAACATTTGAATCTGCAAACGATATTGTTGTAAGTGAGGCCACAATGCCCAAAATGGGCGATATAGTAAATATTGAACTGACCCCAAATGTGTTTTGGTATAATTTATCATTTGGAAAATTCACAAGTATTGCAAACCAAGCGGCCCCCGGATCTGAAGGGCCGGCCGAGTCTGCTGGAGCTGCATGCGATAGCTTGGAGAGCTTTTTTGAGAATATAGAGTATGAAGATTTGAAAGGTGGAGGGTCTTCATTTGAATATTCCGTTGGGGGCTCTGGGGGTGTAGGATATAATTATACTGCAGCCGCTGGGGCCACTGCTAGCTTGGGAGCAGTTGATTTCTATAAGCTATTAAAAGGGTCCTTTCTGTCAAATGACTATAGTGACGCTTTTGTTGCCGGCTTAGTTGCCAATGCACAAGCTGAATCAAACTTTCTGGCTACCGCAAACGGAGATCTAAGAGGCGATGTTGGCGGAAACAGTGAACAAGCTATACAAGTAGGGAGCAACCATTATTGTTCTTTTGGATATTGGCAATTAAATGTTTGCAGCGGCGGCGGAGAAAAGTTTGCCAAGAGACAAGGAATAACTGATATTGTTAACAATAAAGAAAAGCTATATAAGTTAATTACTGATAGTAAAACGCAAATAGAATATATGGTAGAATATATGAAAGACCTCTTCGGCGCCGATGTTAAAAAATCTAATTTGACGGCAGAATATTGGGGTCGGCGGATTGCTGTAGAATTCGAGAGGTGCTCTCGCTGTAAAGCTTATGGGAGCGGCGGAGATGCAACTAGCACCGTCAAGCGCGGGGCGATCGCCAAAGATCTTTATGAAAAGATCTGATCTTTCCATAGATAAAATAAATTAATAGGGAAATATAATGGCTGATTATTTTAAAGAAGGAGAAAAGCTAGAAGAACGCGCTAAGAAAATTAGACAAAGCACATATCGTAGATTTGAAGCAAACAGGCCTGTTAATATGATACCGCCTGATAGTGGGTTATATGGCGCCTATACGCAAGATGTTGAAGTGCAACTAAAGCCTGCTGCATCCCAGCAAAGAGTTGGAATTAACAATGCAGAGATTATTTTTGGACCAGATCGTCCATCCGGCCTACAAGAAAGCAAATATATACGAAAGGGCGCCCTGCGAGCAAAATCAATAGATTTGGTAGTTGGGCGTATGTCTTCAATTAATAACGGCAAAGGCCCCGCATATAACCGGAACGGAGATTCTCCCGAAGTCGATAATCACTTTGGCGCCGACGCCGCTAGAATTGTAATAAGTCATTTAACTGATATTGATACTAATTTTCAATTAGCAGATGGCAAGACAGGGAACATTAAAGGTCGCGCCGGCATAGGGATTAAAGCGGACGTAGTTAGGATCATTGGAAGAGAAGGTATAAAAATTGTTACTGGAAAGGCGCCTTTTAAAGGTATGGGCCTTAAAGGCGAGACGAATTCACGTGGCACCAGATTAATCCCGGCCCCGCCTATTGAATTAATCGCCGGCAATAATACAACTCCAGACATTGTTCTCGGCGGTCCTTTAGGTTTAATAGATGTTGTGAGCACCCTGCAGCCGCTTGTAAAGGGAGAAAACACAACTTACGCGCTAAAAGAATTAGGCAATATTGTAGATGAAATTTGGAGCGCTGTTTTTAATTTGGGATTAGTATCGGCCGCTTTTAATAGCACTTTAGGTGCAGAACCTCTTCTTACTGTTACAAAGGGTACCGCACCGCAAGCTGCCAAACAAGTTATAGATTCAGTAATTAATTCATTATGGCACACAAGGTTTAATAAATCTATTTGGGAAATTCAATATCTTGAAGAAATTGGACACAGATATATTTGTAGTAGGAATGTAACAACTACATAAAGGCAAGTTATGGCAGAATCAAAATTTTTACAATACCAAGACAAAACCGGCAATTATCTTGTTGATGTTTGTGAAGATGTCACAGACGTTCCCGAAGCAATTAACTGTCCAACTTGCAAGCCAGATCTCTGTGCGGTTGTTCCAGATTGGAAAAGCAGAGACGAAAACACACCATTTTTTAATGCAAAGTTGTGTAAATATCAAGTAACCATTGTTACTCCGCTAACAACCACCAATTCTCCTGCAAATGCAACAGAAGAACAGGCACTGGCTGCTTTAGATTCTGTTTTTGAGCAATACAGCCAAAAAGCAGCTGAGTCTCTTGCTCTCGGATTTAATAAAAGCGTTACAGAAGTTGCATATAATGTAATATTGCCTTCTCTTGAAAATACTAAATATTATCTAGACATCCGGCCTAATTCGAGATTAAAATTATCATATTCTATAGAATATAGTGTAATTGATCAGCTGCCAAATGCCGAACCAGAAGATAATAATGAGCCCGATGAGGAAGAAGAGACCTCTACCAGCGGCGGAGGCGGATCCGCCGAATATGTAGCTAATGAAGTTTCTTCTAATTTAACAATTGTTAGAAAAGCTTTACATTTATATGAAAGATATCGTCTTGTATATGTTGCTGTTGATAATGGTAATTTAATATTTGAAAAGTCAAGAAAACCATTTAGTTTAAAGAAATATGGCGATCGAGGCATAGGCAAAGGCTCTTTGCTATCTAGAATTATTCCTGATTTAGATTCATTTTTAAATTCAAAAGGATATAATATTTTAGGAGTTGGAAAACCGACGCGAAGAAAAAAGAAAGTCTCTAAATTCTCCATCAAGTTCGGAAACAACTATAAAGTCACCTCGGTGACAGTCAGCATAGAAGGCTGCGGCGATGATCAGACAAAAACCTTTAGAGGAAAAAACATAAAAGCTTTAAGAGCAAAAGAATCCTTTAAAGATCCCACAGCCATGGCTTATTTTAGTCGTCTTGATGAAATGGTCCAAGATATTACAGCCAGAGAACCAATGCCCTGGCTTGAATTTGTATTAAAATATACATATCCATCGATTTTTGAAACGTTCAATTATCCGATTAACGATAAGCCGCCAGAAGAAACTGCCAAAAGTGCAGTAGTTAAGGCTCTAGAGCAAGGGGGCAAGCAATTAGGTCAAGATATTTTTGATGAGGCTTTTGGTCTGGGTGACGCAATTGCTTATAAGTTTAATAAAAAATTATGCAACGGATCATTTGATGAAACTCATGCCGAAAACATACGAATTGGTCAAGTTTACGATCCCGATACAGATTCAACAAGAAATATTTTTGTTGCCGCACAAGAACAAGCTTTTGAAACTTTAGAAGATCAAGAAGCGGTTTTTTCAGATTTATGCAAAACCATTCTTAATATGACCGGCATGGATACCGATGAAGCTAAAGAACCAGAAGAGTCCGAAGAAGAGGGCGAAAAAGAAGAAAGCACCCCGGCCGACACAGCTCCTAGTGATAATGCTCCTAAGAAAAATAGCGCTAAAGAAATTTTGTTTGACTTTTTGGGTAAAATAAAACTTTGTGGTTTAACAGATTTGATGTTAGAAGTAACAAACTGTTTGATGGGCAATCTAACGCTTGAGGAATCTTTATCAAGTATATTAAGCTCTACGATGCGCGCCATGTCTTTAGAAAGCTTTGGTGACTTTTTTGTTCTTCTACCTCAAGAAAAAAAGCAAGAACTTGATGCTTTAGTTAAAAAGAAATTAGAAAGTGGCGACTTTTTTGAAAATGAATCAGAATTTGGCAGGGGACAGCAAGTTTCAAATGCCATCGAAGACACCACAACAATACGAAAGCCATGGACAGATCCAGAAGATTTAAAAGAAGAAGAAAAAGTTCGTTTTGGCGAGCAAACAATAACAGAATCGGAAGGCAGAACTTTAGCTCGACAATATGATTTTCAACAATCCGGCAAAGAAGAACTAGATTCTGCTGTAATTATGGAAGCATATTTTCAAGCTATTATCGAAATTTACGCAGATGATTTGCTGCAGATTGTCGATATTCTGAATAAGTTTCCGGGCGCCCAAATTATTGCCAGAACTCTTGCTATTTTTGATTGTCCGCGCGCCCCCATTCTTGAGCCGAGCGCTATGGATTTTCTTAAAGATATCGAGCTTCCCTTTTGCAGAAATATTAGCGATATTACACTTCCAAAATTATCTAATCCGTTTGGATGGATCCCAACAAAAAGTGATTTTACAAAGATTTTGTTTGATGCCATGAAGTTGGCCATTCAAGAAGCAATTATGAGAGTTATTGTAAAGTTGATGATAAAAATTTGCAATCTTTTTGGTTCGTCCTTGTGTCAAGTGGCTAAAACGACTGGCGCCCTCATAGCAAGTCCGCTTAGTTCTGTTGACGATGGAGGGGAAACAACACAAGATCCGCTAATGGGAAATAGGCAACAAATAGCAGATATAATTAGAGATTCTATTGTAGGAGCAGATCCGGACGCGGCCACGGTTGATAATACAGTAAAAGAAATATTCCAATTACTTGGCACCGGCGCCGTAGAATTTGCTAACGAAGAAAGGCTATTAGAATTTGCTGGCGACATGTCTGCCTCTTCTACAAGATTAGAACTTTTAAATGCTTTTTTGGGAAATCCAAATGAAGAATTTTTAGATATTATTGATAGTCTAATAGGGTTTGAATATAAAGAGTATAGAGAAGCACTTCCAAACAAAGAGTCGATACGAGAATTTTTTGTAAACATGGGCAATCTATTTCCGCCTCCGGTAAAGGATTCTATGAACGATTTTGTGAATTCCACCCCTGCGGATGATCGCCTCCCGGCTAATCCATCATTGTGTGCCGATCCCGATGAAATAGAAAACTTTTGTAAATTAAGAGAAGATTTATTAGCCGGCCGCGCAACATCCGAACAATCAAAAAAGATGTGCGAAGACTCAAGACAGGACTTAAAAGATGATTTGGAAGATTTAAGCTGTGCAATGCAATCTGGAATGGCCAATACACTGATGAACGCTCTTCCGACACTTATGTCAGCTCCTGGCTGTGATGATGGCGTAGTACCTTATGAATCTCCCGAAGCCGCATCAGTAGCAACTGGCGTTTTAGACAAAAGCCTACAACAGATTAAAATAGCATTTTCAACCGATATGCTCGGTAATGGTGGATTTTTGCTGGGTAAAAACGGCTGGGGGATGATGAACATGATCTTGGCCGATACAATGGGGAATCCTAGAACAGCTCACTCTCGAAAAAGCTTTTATAGTAAGAATTACGTTGATTTTTATGTAGACACTTCTGGAATGGATGACGAAGATTATGGAAAGTTTGGACGAATTAATCGGCAAGAAGGGGCATACCCAGCAAAAGTTGCAGAATGGCTTCAATATCAATTCAGCGATTCAGGTAGCGATCTACTTAGCGAACTGTCTTTTGAGAGCAACAATGATATATTAGAAAACAATACCTCTACCGTTTCACTAAACAATGTTAGAGGAATTGATTATATTCAATTGCCAGATATGGGATACAATTATTCTTTTAATTTGGACGCTCAACACGATAAGGTTAAAATAACCCAAAAGGCAAGAAAGCTTACTCCTGATGTAACATTTAAGTTTGCAGATAATGCCAAAGGATTAAGAAGTGGGCCCGCAAGTAAAGATTCATCTTATTCATATGGTTTTAATATCGAAATGTTTTTATCTGATATTAGGCCGCCCTTGTCAGGAAGCACTCTTCATACCAATCGCCAAAATGACAATGTAAGAGTCAAAATAACACAACTGAATAATCAAAAGGCAAAAGTCTACAGTAGTGCTGCAGAATTTTCAGAAGAGGAAGTCGATCCAATTGGCTCAACAAATGATACTTCGGGCGTTATAAATGATATGAAGTTTGAGTTTTTAGCAATTGATGACACGCTCGATATAATTGATAATAACTGGCACACTGCAACAAAAGGACTATTTGGCTATTATACAAAATTTGCCGATTCTTTCTCGGGGGAACAAAAATATTTACCTCAAATCGTTTTGTTAACCGAAATGCTAACCAAAGAAGGTGCATCTGCTACAAAAGATTCAGTAAAAGCAATATATGATTCTTTTGTCTCCGCTGCGTTGTTAAAGATGATTTCTGAAGTTGGAGAAAATGATGCTGCGTTTGATTATGGCGCCATATTCGATGACTTAGCTGCTGGTGACCTCGAATATCTAGTGCCAACAGGATATGATGATGCTGGAAGCCTTTATGCGGAAGGTCAAATAACAGATTCTGATGGAAACAAGCGACACATTACCAATAGAGATATGATTTTGGGCGTTAGTAGAATGCAATACGAAACAGAAAACGGAACAAGAGAAGGCCCCAATAGAGTTCATTATTTAGATCCTACGATTTCATTTGGAACCTATATGAATCCTGGGATTTATATTATGCCAGTTGAAAGCAAGGGCTGGTCTGGATTTGTTGATGTAATGTTTCCGGAACTTAGCCCTTGTAAACCTCAGTTGACAGATTTAATAGATTTTGACGATATTCAAGATCTGATGGAAAGCAAATATTCAACCACACCAGAAGACGATCGATTAAAAGGAGCTGATGAATGCACTGTTGAACTGCCATATGATAGGATTTTAGGCAGACTAGATAAAATTGCATTAGAGGGCGTGATTACCGCTGCCATCCGTATTTTTACTAGTATTCATTTTATTAAAACTATCGCCACTTTTACTAAATTTGAGCCTAATTTCCCAAATGTCTTTAGCTCTCTATATGCTAACTATATTATTGAAAACATGGAAGAATCATTTAAAGATGCACAAAATGATTTTTTCGAATCATTTAACACTTTTAAAGATGAAGAGTTTTGGTATGCATTCTTAGAACAATGTGTTCAGCTATATGGCAGAAGAGTTGATCAAGATGATATTATCAATCCTCCTGAGAGCGTAATCAGGGCCCTAAACAAGTTAAACGATCTGCAAGAATCTTATGAATATCCCGACAAAGGCGAGCTTAAAAGCAAAAAAGAATTTGGAGATGTAGAAAGAATCAAAACATTAAAAAATTATAGAATTGAAAAGAATCTACAATTTGTTGCCGAAACAGAAGAGCACGCAAAGATCATTTTAAAAGAAATGGTTATGGAACAATTAAATCATATGAGTGAAAAATTTATAAAAAATCTAGATTTAGTTGGAATGGGCCCATCGAGCGGTCAAAAATATATTACTAATTTAGATTATTATTTATTAGAAAACTTTACTCAAGGAAATAGTTTAGATTTAAATAAAGAAATAAAAGAAGAAATGATTGATCTTCCAACAGAAGGTGAAGAACTCTATACCAATGGAGGAGAATTTGCGGTATCTGAAGATAGAAGTGATGATGTGAGCTTTTATAAAAAGGGCGAAGAATATATAGGATATTACCATGTGAGTGAAGATAGTGATGGAAACATTATGTATATGGCAGGTGAATCACATGCTTCAGAACCCCACGATATTCTGGTTCCATTTTCAGATAAAATAAGTATTCCAATCGGAGATGTAGAAAATTATGGGTTTAGCGCCACCGAAGATGCATCAAGCCCGTTTGTTATAGAAAAATATATCTCTATCAATGAGGTTAAATATTCTCCCGAAGAAGCGATCTCAATTATAAAGGAGAGCGATAGCCAATTAAATATTTCAGATATTTATCCCGGAGATTTAGATCACGTTACAGAGCCTTCTGGTAGAGTCGTTGGTCTTTCTGGCAAATTGGGCGTTCGTTATGGATTGGAATTCTCATTTTATATCGAAAATTCTAAGATTGAGATCACTTCTGTAGAAGTTGATGCTTTAGATTTAAAAATAGGCCAAATTCAAGCTTTTGAAGGAAATAGTAAATTGTTATTATGTTTAATCAACTTATTGACTGATGATAATAAGTTTAAATTAGTCTCGCATTATATTTTACCGTTGAGAAAATTAACCTCTGTAATGGCTATTTATAATGATATGGCGTTTTTGCCTTCAATCGGAGAAACAACAGTTGCAGATGGCTACGCTACTGGAGTTTCATCTAACTTCGATGTTAAGCCGGGAATGGGAGTAGAAGTTGTAGACGGCGAAATCACAATGACGCAAAACGAAGGGTGGGCGAGCTATAAAGAAAGAGATACTTTGATTGCCGGCGCCGGTTGGTTTAATAAAAAATGGGATGATTGGGATCAGGTCTTATTGAGAAAAAGCAAAAACAGAATTAAAAAGCTATTTAAAACATACTATTTAAGAAGAGATTTTAAGATTGGTGATCTTGATTTAGATCTTGATCCTTCTATGCGGTGGTCTGGAAACTTGAGAGAAGCTTTAAAGCCCGCTCAAGGCGACAAACTCCTTCCAAAGTGGCAAAAATTTAGATTAAAACCAAATCCTTTTAATTCTATAGGAAAACTTTGTGATGACTAATATTTATACAGAGAGGTTCAAGAAATGTCTTCGTTAGCAGTATCGCTCCCAATAGAAGCCAGCTCCGCCGATGGCTTTCAAATGATTAAGGGCTTTCGGCGCTTAATAAAACAAAATCTAAAAATGCTATTACTTACAATTCCCGGCGAAAGAGTGATGGAGCCAAATTTTGGAGTTGGTTTAAAAACATATTTATTTTCTAACTTTCATCAAGATGTTTATTCTGAGATTGAAACAAAGATTTCAGACCAAATTGATTTTTATATACCAACAATTAGATTAAAAAATATTGCATTTTCTCCAAACGATCAAGATTTAAATATTTTGACCATTCATATAGAATATGATATACCTGCAATTGGCACACAAGATTTATTAGAATTTACTATTTAAAAATGAGGATTTTTTATGGCCGGCCAACAAAAGAAAATATTACCAATTGATTACACCAACAGAGAATTTGAAACTATTCGCGAGGATTTGTTACAAATTGCAGAAAGGTTCTATCCAGACACATTTCAAGATTTTAGCGAGGCCTCGTTTGGAGCACTAATGATCGACGCGGTTGCATATGTTGGCGACCAGCTTTCGTTTTATTTAGACTATAATGTTAATGAGGCTTTTTTAGACACAGCTTATCAATATAATAATATTGTAAGACACGGCAGAATCCTTGGATATAAAAACCAAGGCCGACCCTCCACATATGGACAGGTTGCTATTTTTGCTTTAGTACCGGCTTCCACAACAGGTATTGGCCCTGATAAAAACTATGTTCCTATTTTAAAAAGAGGCACCACGCTACAGTCGCAAAGTGGCTTAAATTTTATCTTAACTGAAAATATAGACTTTAACGATCCTAAAAATCCAGTTGTTGTCGCGCGCGTAAATGATTCGACAGGCGCCCCAACATATTTTGCTATAAAAGCTTTTGGTAATGTTGTTTCTGGAAACCTTAGTCAGCAAATTATAAAATCAGGCCCTTATGAAAGATTCAAAACAATCTCAATAAATGATTCAAACTTTGCTGAAATTATTTCGGTATATGATTCTGAAGGTAATGAATATTTTGAAGTTGATTATCTTTCACAAGATATGGTTTTTAAAGAGTTCACTAATAAAAATTTTAAAAACGACAATGTTCCTTCTATTTTAAAGCCCTATTTGGTTTCCAGAAAATTTGTGGTAGTTAAAGAGCGCTTTGAAACATTTTTGCAATTTGGTAGCGGTAAAGAAGGTGACAGTGATGTGGTGGCGAGTCCTCAGTCGGTGGCCCTTAATATTTTTGGCAAAACGTACACCTCAGACACAACTTTTGATCCAACCAGATTAACGAAAACAGAAAATTTTGGAATTGTACCTACAAACACTACGCTAACAGTTACATATAGAGCAATAAACCCAACAAATTCTAATGTTTCGGCTGGTAGTTTAAATAAGGTAACTAATCCGCGTGTAGATTTTGCTGATAGGACCATTCTAGCTTCCAATAAAATTAATGATGTTTTGAACTCTTTCGAGGCCTCAAATGAGCTGCCAATTGTTGGAGATGTCTCGATGCCATCTTCAACAGAAATTAAACAAAGAATTTATGATACATTTCCAACACAAAATAGAGCCGTGACACAAGTAGATTATGAAAGCTTGTGCTATAGAATGCCAGAAAAATTTGGTTCAATTAAAAGAGTTTCCGCACAAAAAGACCCTAACTCGCTTAAGAGAAATATTAATATGTATGTTATCTCAGAAAACTCTTTTGGCAAACTAACTTTATCAAACGCAACAATAAAAGACAATTTAAAGACTTGGCTTAATCAATATAGAATGATCAATGATACGGTTGATATTTTAGATCCATATGTTATTAATGTAGGAATAGACTTTATTTTAAAACCGGCACCAACAGCTGAGAAGTTTTCACTTTTAGAGAGTGCGGTGGCGGCGCTCCAAGACAAGTACAAAACTGCATTTTTTATCGGAGAACATTTATATATTAGCGATATATATCAAGCACTTAAAGATGTCAAAGGCGTATTAGATGTTGTCAAAGTTAAAATCGTCAACAAGTCTGGATCTAATTATTCCAGCAACGTTATTAATATTGAAAGAAATCTTTCCCCAGACGGAGATTATTTAGTTGTACCAAAGAATGCTGTATTAGAAATAAAATATCCAAAAGTAGACATAGTAGGAAAGATTAGATAATGATCAAAAAATATTATGCTAATGCCGACAATACAATCGTAAATGCATTCAAGCCTAATTTAACAACTCGCGGAACTGGTGCGAATGCGGGACAATCAGATATATTAGAAACATTTTCAATTTATGGAAGAGAAGCAACAGCATCAGCAGAACTTTCAAGAATATTGATTAAATTTCCTATAGAAGATATCTCTAGCGATAGAACATCAGCCCTCGTTCCTGCATCTGGAAATGTTAGTTTTTATTTAAAAATGTATAATGCGGAACACTCTAAAACAGCTCCTCGCGATGCGATTTTGACTGTTATGGCGGTTTCTCAATCTTGGCAAGAGGGAATCGGCTTAGACCTAGAGGGCTATAAGGATCTCACACTTAAAAAATCAGGCTCAAATTGGATGTCGGCGTCCGATAGTGCTTATTGGACAGATATAAATGAAACTCTTTTGGCAGGAGGCTCTTATCATACCGCAACTGTAAATAATGCAGATGTAAAAACAGAAATTCATATTTTTAAACAAACCTTTTATAGTGGTTTAGAAGATTTAGAAATCAATATAACTCCTTTAGTTGAGCAATGGATAGATAGCACTTATTCAAATTATGGCATAGGCGTCTTTTTTACTGCAAGTCAAGAGGCGCTAGCGTCCGGAACGATGGACAGTGCAACGAAAAGAACTCCAGGCCTTCCCGCTCTTGATGACGATGATACCACTCAAAGTGTGCTTTATAATCCAAGCGGCTCAACAAGGTCTTATTATACTAAAAGATTCTTTGGTAGAGGTTCGCAATATTTCTTTAAACGACCTGTGATTGAAGCTCGCTGGAGTGATATTACTAGAGACGATAGAGGGAATTTTTATTATAGTAGTTCATTAGCACCAGCAGCAGATAATATGAATACACTTTATTTATATAACTATGTCCGCGGAAGGTTGGTTGACATTCCAGCGCTAGGCTCAGATAAGCGAATTTATGTTAGCATTTATTCTGGAAGCTTCAATGATGTTGTTCCAACTTCTAGCGGATTACAGGTTTTATCGGCTGATAACGATTCTTTTGTTAGAAGCGACACCGAAGGCGACTATTTGCACGTAGTTACTGGGGGCATTGTATCAACCGGCATTTATTCTGCTTCTTTTGCGTTCACCGGATCAACTAGCTTAAAAACGATTTATGACGTTTGGTTTACTGGAAGCATGAATACCGCAAATGCGAATGATGCTACAAAACAGTTTTTTACTGGTTCTATAGTTCCTATCACCTTAGAAGCTAGCCAGATTTCTCAAAGGCCAAGTCACTATCTTAGTGTTTCAAATATAAGACAAAAATATCATCCTGGCGAAACAGCAAGATTTGATCTGTATGTTAGAGACAAAAATTGGAGCCCAACAATTTTTACAAAAGCTAGCAACAATATAAGCACGAAGATAATGCAAAGCGCATCATATAGAGTTTATCGCGTTTTGGATGCGTTTGAGGCCATACCATACGGCACAGGAAGCGATTTACATACAGGCTTGTCTTATGATGTGTCGGGCAATTATTTTGATTTTGACATGGATCTATTAGAGCCTGGATATGCATACGCGTTTAAATTTAGTTTTTATGATTCTTCACTACAATCATGGATCGAACAAGATGAGGCCTTCAAATTTCGAGTAGAAGATTATGAGTATTAAAAAGCTTTTTGGAAACTTAGACAAAGCAAGAAATTACCTTTCAGACACAACAGATAAAGAAGCGTTCGATGCTGTTGAGTCTGGTAGAAATTTAAAAGCAATTCACAAAAAGCAACAAACGTTTGTTCCACAAGTAAACTACAACTTACCAGAAAATTTTGCCAAATACGGCTCCGCATATTTATATTATAAATCTTCAATTGAAAGAATTCATGATTATTATCCATATGATGGGTCCGATGCCGAAATAAATGAATATTATAACAAT